AACCCTGGCCAAGTACCTCGACGCGGTCAATTTTGAGGGCGGCGTGAACCCGACAGCAGACCCCATGGCCGAGTTTGCTGACGATGTGTACTGCGTTGACCGCAAGTCGCGTGAAACGCGCGAGTTGGTCGAGTTCGAGTTGGCGGCGTCCTTTGACCTTGAAGGCGTCAACTTGCCGCGCCGTCAGATTGTGCAAAACGTCTGTCCTTGGTCCTACCGGGGTGCCGAGTGCGGCTACACGGGCAGCGCGTTCTTCAATGCCAATGATGAGGTGGTGAGCGGCAAGGCGCAAGACGCCTGTGGCAAACGCCTGGCGTCTTGTCAGAGGCGCTTTGGGGCCAATGCCGAGTTGCCGTTTGGGGGCTTTCCGGCAGCGGGCTTGTTCAGGTGATGAACGAAGTCAGCAAATGAAATCCACGAATGCAATCCATGAACGAGATCCATGAACGAAATCAATCAATCCTTGGCACTGGCCCACGCTGCGAAAGAATTCCCCCGTGAAGCCTGCGGGCTGCTGATCGTTCAAAAGGGCAGGCAGGTGTACTGCCCCTGCCGCAACATCGGTGTGGGCACCGACCAGTTCGTGATCCACCCGGAGGACTACGTCCAGGCCGACCGCCAAGGCGAAATCGTCGGTGTTTTTCATTCGCACCCGAACCTGCCCGCTGAGCCCAGCCAGGCCGATCGTGTGGCCTGCGAGGCGACGGGTCTGCCCTGGTTCATCGTGTCGTTTCCAGCAGTTCAGTGGGTCGAGATCAAGCCTCAGGGCTACGTCGCGCCGTTGGTGGGCCGCCAATGGGCGCATGGGGTGCTCGACTGCTACGCCTTGGTGCGTGACTGGTATGCCCAGGAGCGCGGCATCGAGTTGCCTGATTTTGAGCGCTTTGACGAGTGGTGGAAGCGGGGCATGAGCCTGTACTTGGACAACTTCGGCTCCGCTGGGTTTCACACTACCGATCTGGCAGACCTTCAGGTGGGGGATGTGCTTTTGATGCAGGTGGCTTCCCCTGTGCCCAACCATGCGGCGGTGTATTTGGGGGATGGTTTGATCCTGCACCACCTGCAGGGCAGGCTCTCGAGTCGGGACGTGTATGGCGGTTACTGGCACAAGGTCACCACCCACGCCTTGCGGCATCCACACCTTTATCCATATCTTCAACGATCCCTTTAACGCTTCAAGCACGAGTCACGCGATGGCCACGATCCTTCTTCTTGGTGAACTGGGCAGGCGCTTTGGTCGTCGCCACCAGATGGCGGTGGCCTCGGCCGCAGAGGCTGTTCGGGCCCTGTGCGCCAATTTCCCTCAATTCGAGCGGGAGCTGGTGTCCTCTGGCGAGCGGGGCGTGGGCTACCGGGTACTGGTCGGGCGCGATGCTTTGGTGCTCGATCGCCTGCATGAGCCCACCGGCCAGCAGCGCATCACCATCGCGCCCGCTGTCTCGGGTGCTGGAGGTAATGGCATAGGCCAGATTCTCTTGGGGGCGGCGCTGATCGCGGTGTCCTGGTGGAACCCGATGGGCTGGGCAGCAGCGGGTTCATTCCTGTCCCAAGCCACCCTGTATTCGGTGGGCACATCCATGATCTTGGGCGGTGTGGCCCAGATGATTGCGCCTACGGCCAAGGCCTCTGAGCCATCCGAGCGCCCAGAAAACCGCCCCAGCTATGTCTTCAACGGGGCCGTGAATACCACCGCCCAAGGCCATCCGGTACCCGTGGGCTATGGCCGAATGATCGTGGGCTCGGCCGTGATCAGCGCAGGCATAGATGTAGATGAAATACCTGTCGATGAGATCCCCACATGACGAAGCACATGAAGCCAGGCCTAACCCCTTTGATCATCGGCGCAGGTGGTGGGGGTAAGTCCGGTGGGGGCAACGCCCGTGTGGCGCAAGAGGCTGCCGACAGCCTGCGCTCCAAAGCCTATGCACGTGTGGTGGATCTGGTGTGCGAGGGAGAAATCGAAGGCCTGGTGAACGGCCTACAGTCGGTTTTTCTGGACGACACACCCATACAAAATGCCGATGGCAGTTACAACTTTTCTGGAGTGACGCTCGAGCGCCGCCCGGGCACCCAGCAGCAAGGCTACATCCCAGGCTTTGCCTCGGTAGAAAGCGAGGTTTCGGTTGGTGTGGAGTGCAAGTTCGCCCAACCGGTCGTGCGCTCCATCACAGACCCCGACGTGGACGCTGTTCGCCTCAAAGTGAGTGTGCCCGCGCTGACTTTGCAGGACACGACCAACGGCGATCTGAATGGCACATCGGTCAGCTACGCGATCGACTTGCAGTCGGTGGGCTCCGGGTTTGTGCAGGTGCTCGCCGATACGGTCTCAGGCAAAACCACCTCGCGTTACCAGCGCAGCTATTACGTGCCGCTGTCAGGCACTGGCCCTTGGGATGTGCGTCTGCGCAGGCTCACCGAAGACTCTGGCCAAAGCAGCCTGCAAAACAAGACGTTTTTGGACTCGTACACCGAGGTCGTCGAGAGCAAGCTGCGCTATCCCAACAGCGCCTTGATGGCCCTGCGTGTGGATGCTTCGCAGTTCAACGCCATTCCCCGGCGTAGCTATGACTTGAAGCTCCTGCGTGTGCGGGTGCCCTCCAACTACGCCCCTGAAGCCCGGTCATATGCCGGAATCTGGGATGGCACCTTCAAGGTGGCCTGGACCGACAACCCGGCCTGGTGCTTTTACGATCTGGTCACCAACACCCGCTATGGCCTTGGTCATTTCATCCCTGAGTCCCAGGTTGACAAATGGGCGCTGTCCCGGGTCGCCCGCTACTGTGACGAGCTGGTGCCCGATGGTCTGGGAGGGTATGAGCCCCGCTTCACCTGCAACCTGTACCTGCAAACCCGTGAGCAGGCCTACAAGGTGGTGCAGGACATGGCCTCCGTCTTCAGGGGCATGGCCTATTGGTCGGGCGGTGCCATCACCGTCACGCAGGATGCACCGCAAGACCCGGTCTATCAGTTCACCGCCGCCAACGTTATCGATGGCGAGTTCGCCTATCAGGGCTCGTCCGCCAAGGCTCGGCACACGGTGGCCTTGGTCAGCTGGGTGGATCCGGATGATTTTTACCGTCAGAAGGTGGAATACGTCGAGGACGTGGCGGGTATCGCCCGCTATGGCGTGGTGCAAGCCGATGTGGTGGCCATGGGCTGCACTTCGCGCGGCCAGGCCAATCGGGTGGGCAAGTGGCTGCTGTACTCCGAGCAGTCCGAGTCAGAAATCATCACCTTCCGCACAGGCCTGGAAGGTGCTGTGGTGCGCCCAGGAGATGTCATCCAGGTGGCCGACCCGAGCCGGGGTGGCATGCGCCCGGGAGGACGCATCGCAGCAGCTACCACCTCCACCGTCACTCTGGACCAAGATTTGCCAGCCGACTTGCCTTGGCGGCTCTCGGTCATCTTGCCGAACGGTACCGTGGAAGAGCGTCTTGTTGGTGCCGCCGTTGACGCACCAAGGGGCCGAACGCTTATGGTGACCATCCCCTTCAGCATGGCACCGCAAACCGATGCCATCTGGGTGCTTGCTTCCTCCATCATCGAGCCGCAACTGTTTCGGGTGGTCTCGGTGGCCGAGACCGAGCCTGGTGTGCATGAGGTCACGGCGCTGGCCCACAACCCGGGTAAGTACGCTGCCATCGAAGAAGGCCTGGCGCTGCAGCCGCGCGCCATCACGGTGTTGTCGGACACGCCAGCCCTCCCGACGGGCCTCATCATGCAAGAGCGCCTGTACCGGGTCAAAGACCGGGCTCAGGTGCTGGTGCAACTGTCCTGGGCTGAAGTGCCAACGGCCATTGCCTATCGACTGTCCTACAGAGTAGGGGGCGGCAACTTCGTGAGCCTGCCGCTGACCAGTGCCAATTACATTGAAATTCGCGATGCACAGGAGGGCGATTACGAGTTCAGCCTGAGGGCCATCGGCATCACCCGAAAGGAGAGTGCTCCCGCCACACTCAGCGCCAAGGTGCTGGGCAAGACACTGCCACCGTCGGATGTGACCGGCTTTACGGTCCAGCGCCGCATGACCGATTTGCTGCTGAGCTGGGACGAACTGCCCGATGCCGATCTGGCGGGCTACGAGGTGAGGGTGGGGACCGGCTGGGACGACGCCCAAGGGGTGGCCACCACCTCGGGCACGCAGATGGTCCACGACCAGGATGCAGCCGGGCAGTTCCCGTACCACATCCGCGCCTACGACACCTCGGGCCACTACAGCGCGAATGTCACCACTTTCGTGTTGACCTTGTTGACTCCGGCCACAGTTCGCCAGTTCGATGTGGTGCAGTCTGCCAACCGGCTGGAGTTTCGCTGGCAACCCAACCCCGAGCCTGAGGTGGTGGGCTACGAGCTGCGAGAAGGCGCGGCCTGGGATGCATCGCTTTTTGTGGCGGAGGTCAAATCCACAAGCTACACATTGCCTTCGGGCTTTGACGGTGAGCGCAAGTTCTGGATCAAGGCGATCGCCTCACCCGGCATCTACAGCGACACGCCCACCTTCGTCTCGACCGTGGTGGCCCAGCCCCAAAACGCCAACCTGATCCTTGAACGCGATGAACAGGCTGGAGGCTTTTCTGGCACCAAGCACTTCGCTTCAGTGGTCACGGTCAATGGGCGCGATGTGTTTCGCATGAACACTGGCGCGCGAGTGGCCGAATACCTGTTTGAGCTGGATCTGGTGTCGCCCATCAGGGCGCAAAACACGCTGCTCAGCAGCCTGGGTGCTTCGGTCGATGACCGCACCACATGGCAAGAAGCTGACTTCGTCTGGAGCGGTGATGCCGCCCGGCGGCAATGGACCTACGACGGCGCGATCGCCAATGTGGATGCCCGCATCCAGATGGCACGCCAGGATGCCTTGCAAGCCGGTGAGCTCTACGGTTGGCGGCTCAGTGGCTCGGTGGCGGGCATCGGCAACCTGGTACCCAGCCAGTCGGCAGGCGTCAGTTACGCAGACGGCCGCTATGGCGATGGGCTCATGGTCAAGGACACCACCCAGGTGACCTGGGGTGTGAACATTCCGCAGGTGTTTCACACCTCGTTTTGGTTCATCCCACAAGAGGTCACCACCTGCGTGATCTGGAAGGCGACAAGTCCAGGCAGCGCATTGCTGTTGGGCTATGACGCCCAAGCGCAAGCGTTCTTTTTGGAAGACCACTTGTCCAGACGCGTTGGGCTGGCGTTTGAGCTTGAGGCATCCGACCGGATTTGCCTGGGGGTGTGCCAGACCCCCACAGAGCGCCGTCTCTTTGTCGCCAGGATGGGCGCTGATGTTCGCTCGGCCAGTGCTGGGCTTGAGCCCGTGGGTGGGTTTACAAGCTTGCGGCTTTATTGATCCGGGGAATTGTCCGTTTTGCTGCCCGTTTTACTGACCGCTTTATTGCCCGCTTTGTTGCCCTCTTTTGCAGATTCAGCACAGCCATCACAGGTGCCGCACTCGAAAGGGTAGGCACTATTTTTTTCATCACTTCACTTTCCAAAAACCTACTTTCAGGCACCACATGATTGACGAAACCATGCAGTTGCAGGGGGCGATGACCCTCATTGTTCGCCGCGCCAGTGGCGACATCGAAACCGTTCACAAGGACAACATCATCGTGAACGTTGGCTTTGATTTCATCGCCGACGCGATTGGCAAATCAGCCAGCCGCCCCTCGGTCATGGGTTTCATTGCTTTAGGCACAGGCACCACGGCGGCTGCGGCTAGCCAGTCGGCGCTGGTCTCCGAGCTCGACCGAAACGCCGCCACTTACGCGCATACGGTTGGCACCAAAGCCTTCAGCTTCACAGCGGACTTTCCAGCGGGTGACGGCACGGGCGCGATCACAGAAGCCGGGGTGTTCAACGCAGCTTCTGGCGGCATCATGCTCGATCGGGTGGTGTTTCCGGTGGTGAACAAGGGAGCGGATGACAGCCTGACCGCAGTGTTCACCTTCACCATGAGCTGATCGCCATGCCCGAGATGGTCACCGTGGGCGAATCCCAAGGCCCCCGCTACACCTGGGCCAGCGCCAGTTTCACGTGGTCCAGTGCCAGTGCAGGCAAGTCTTGGCTCACGGCCTACCCCGCTGTTTATGTGGTGGCGGTGGCTGCCACGCTGGCTTGGGTGGAGGCGTCAAACGGCCAGCACGGCAAGCGTCTGAGCGAAACCGTGTCCCTTGCAGAAACCCGGTGGCAGCAAACCACACTGCAAAAGACTGAATCGCTCGGGTTTGCCGACACCTACTACGACCTGATCGCTTATGTCCTGCGCTGGGTCGAGTCGCTGGGGGTGGCTGAAGGTTTTTCCAAGTCGAGTCGCAAGTCTGTGAATGAAAACCTCCAAACGCTGGACGGCTTGGCCCGCTCGGCGGTCAAAGCACTGCAAGAAGGTTTACCTGTCACTGAAGGCTTGTCCCGTCAGATGCGTCAAACGCACGCTGAGAGCCTGCCGATCGCATCAGCTTCCGCTCGGATAACCACCAAAGCACTGGCTGAAGGGATGGTCTTGAACGATGGCCTGGATCAGGCATTCAGCAAACGGGTCATCGAAGCACTGAACTTTGCCGAAACCTATTACGACCTGATCGCTTTCATCCTGCGCATTGGCGAGGGGCTGGTTTTGAGCGATCAGGGCACCAAGCAATTCCAAAAGCCAGTCGCTGAGGTCTTGAACACAAGCGAGCAGCTCACCCGCCAGTCTGTCAAACAGGTGGCAGAAGCTCTAACGTTTGCTGAAGTCTTGGGCCGAACCGTGGCTTACAAGCGCTTCTTGCATGAAGGGCTGGGGCTCTCGGGTGCCCTGCGTCGGGCACTTGGCCTTAAGGCTCAGGAAGCCTTGGCCCTGGCCGAGCAGTACCGCCGACACGCCAACGGCGTGATCAGCGACATGATCGTGGCCAGCACCGAAATCACCGAGGCCGATTTTGCAAGCATCGTGGAAGCCGGTCATCCGCCGGGCTACACGGACTTTCGTGATTTCATCCAGGGCGACTACACATACCAGCGTGCGCTGTTCCGGGCTATTTTGAAGTCCAGGAACTCAGACCGGGGCTTCATCGACGCGCTGCGCGTGACGGTGGACGTGCCAGATGTTTTTGATCGCGGCACTGTGCAGATCACCGATGCAGCAGCGGGTGTAGTCATTGGCTTTGCTCGCAGCTTCAGGGTGCCCCCCGAGGTGACCATGACCCACAAAGGCGGCACAGTGGTGGCCATCCCCCGCTTGGTCAGTGCAGTCACCCGTACAGGTTTTGCTGCCCTTTTGGAAGACACCTCTGGCACGCGCGTGATGGGCACCTTCACCTGGATCGCGCAGGGCTACTGAACCCCAGTCATCAACCCCAGCCATTTGTCCAAAGAATCACCATGCAAAACTTCACCGACATCCCGTCCTCGCGCACGCTGTCTGACTCGCTGATCGAGATCCTGAACAACGACAAAACGGCGATTTCTTGTAACAGCGGCACCACGTTTCCGACCACCAACCAGCAAGTGGGCATGCTGTGCTACCGAACGGACCAACTCAAGCTCTACCAGCTGATCGGCACCAACCCGGACAACTGGCGCTTCATCATGGACCTGGCCAGTGGGATTGATGCCCAGTTCGCGGCCAAACTCAATGCTGCGGCATACACCGCTGCTGATGTGCTGGCCAAACTGCTCATGGTGGATGGTTCCGGCTCAGGGCTGGACGCCGACCTGCTTGACGGTCAGCACGCCAGCGCCTTTGCCTCGGCTTCGCACAACCACAACGCCGCCTATCTGGGCATCAGCGCCAAAGCGACGGATTCGGACCGATTGGACGGCTACGACTCCTCGGCCTTTGTCCGCTCGGTCAACGGGGGCGGCCCCGACGCCAACGGCAATGCAACGGTCAGCATCGATCTGTCTGGCCGGGTGGCGCGCACTGGCGACAGCATGAGCGGACGCCTGACCTTGCCCAGCCAGACTGTGCAGAGCACTTCGCCCACGATTGACTTTTACGACACAGACCAAGGCACCACCCGTTACCTGCACGTCAACAGCAACCTGATGGGGTTTCTGAAAACCGACGGCAACTGGGACATGTACATGAACAACGGCGGCTCCATGTGGACCGCCAACTACGGCTGGTTGCACGACTATTTTTTCAAACAAGTGGCCAATTGTGGTGGCACTGGCTATGCCATCAATTGCTATGGCAGCGGCAATATCACAACACGGCATGACTACGAGTTGATTGATGAAGGCGGTCAGCTCCGCTTGCGCACAGTGAGCGTGTTGGCCAATTGCAATTGCAACTGCAATTGCTGCGGCTGCTGATGTGGAGCTCGCCCATGAAAACCATCCGCATGCCTTACCCACTGCAAAGTCCTGCAAGCCCCAACAACGCGCAAAGCACCAACAAAGTCCGCATCGAACTGATAGATGGTGATTTCTACATCGAGCATCTTCTTCCAACGTATGAAATGGCGCTGGATGAATCGGGTCGTGTCATTGATGAGGCAGCGCAGTCCACTCTGTCAGGGTACCAAAGCGCTTTTGTTCATGCCCTCCGGCAAGTCGAATTGCAAAAGCTGGCACAAGACCCCGGCAACGCGTACACAGTCTGGCTCTTTGCCTTGCGCCAAGGAGAGAAGGAGCCGGTGTGGATCAACAAGTTTGCTCAGACCGCGCTGTCCAAAGAGGGCTTTAGGCAGTACTGGAACCAGCAGCCCATGCTGGTTTTGGCCCAGCTTTGGATTCCACCTCTGGGCCTTGAGCCCTCGCTGGTGCTCATGTGCTCGCCACAAGATGGGCGAACCGAGGTCAACGGCTTTGAGTTTGACGCAGAGTGGCCAAGCAATTCGGTGGCCATGACCATGGCGTTCCCTATTTTCCGACTGGCGGATGACGGGGGTGAGCCCAGACGAATCCGCGTTTCGGTTGTGGATGACAAAGGCCAAGTGATGCCGGTGTCAGGGCAGGTGCTCCTCAGTACGACGGCTGGAGCGTTAAGCAACGGCCGCCCCCAACTTGAGCAAGGGCTCGCCCTGGTCACGATCTTCGGCGCAGATCCCGGTGCCTTGGCCAAGATCAAGCTGGGCTTCAAGTGGTACAGCGGTGTGCAGGAGTTGGAGGTGCGGATATGAAGGTGGATCTTCCGGTCCGTGCGCGCTATGTGCAAAGGGTGGACGAATTCACACTGCCGTTGGCCGTAGAAGTCTTGGCTGAGTCAGACCGCCTGAGCTGGCGATTGTGGGAACCGGTTCAAGGCCATCCCGCACTTGGAGTCGTGACAGGACGCTCCTATCCTCAACCGACCACCACGGACAGCGGGAACCCAAATCCAGGTGGCCTCAGATTCGGAAACCCCAGTCCTTATGTGTTGCCGGTGCGCCAGTGCATGCCACATGCTCACCAGGAAAGGATAGAAGGACAAATGTGGGGTCTCATCGATGAAATTGCCCTGGACCCGCAGGCCATGCGATCCAAACCGCGCATGTACGGGCAGCACTTGAGCGATTGGGCCGCCTGGATGTTTGTGTTGTGCACAGACACTTGGCGATTCATGGCCCCTTTCAATCGGCATGTGCTCACGCGCTGCAGTCGGGTGGACAGTGAGGGCTTTACCGCCTTGTCCCTGCCACTGACAAAAGCACGAAACAAACACTTGGTTGCCGGCAGTTGCCTGGTGCCTTGGCATGAAGCACCGCTCAGCGGTCAGATGGTCTTGCGCATCAATGCCTACCCAGGCGGTCCTGTTTGGACCCATTTGCAGGTGGACGAGCACGTGGCTTATGCCAACCCAAGCGATGCGCTTGCCGGACATGCCCACACCATCACCTGGCTTCACGAGCATTTACCCAAGCTCACCGTGATTGCGACGCCAGTGGTTTCACCAGACCAGTGGGTGGATCTGCAAGTTCGTGCTTCAGAGCCTGCCGATGCGTGGCTGCATGTGCATGCCGTTTCTGGTTATGCCCCACACCGACGCGTTCGCATGCAAGCAGGACGGGCCCACGTGCGGGCCATGGCCCTCGGACTGCGTTCGGGTGAAAACCTGCAACTTCAATTTGGATTAGGGGCCGTCAATGCACTGGCCCAAGGAGTCGTTCATGTCGTTTGAAATATCTGACCATGCCCCGCCACTCATCATGGCGGTGGCTACACAAGACAGCAAAAAACCAGGCGCAGATTTCGCTGCTCAAGAAAACCACCCAACGTCATCCCAACGTTGGGTTTTTTCTTTGTGGCCCAGCACTGTGCATGTGCAACCCTCAAACTTGCCTCCTGCGCTGCTTGACCGGTTGGTGCAGGCCGTCCTCAGGGAAGACGCTGTTCACCGCTGGGGATCTGAAGCTTGGCAGTGCCGCAGCCACGATTTGCTGCAGGGCGGCTTATCCCAGGCCGATGGTCTGCAGGACATGTTGGCGGTAGTGCGTTCGCACTTGCAGTCCATTTGGGGAACTTACCGCTATCGGCTGGGTGCTCACATCATGCGCTGCCAACCTGGATTCCATGTGGCTGAGCACATTGCAAGTAGCCGTGCGGGACTGAACACGGTGCTGTTTTTGCAGGCTGACTACCCAGGTATTGACAGCCCCAATGTGCGAACGCCCGGCTGCATGGTCATCGGCAATCCGGCCAAACGGGTCAACGAAAGCCTGCTGCCCTGGGAAACGCCAGTGCATTTCCCGATCACCCCGCAGACGGGGTTGATGGTGACCATGCCACTGTGCACACCGCATGGGTATTTCCCGCTGCGCGCCCAATCGCGCGACACCTTGGCGATCGAGTTCCATTCGGTGGGAGAGCCGGAGGCTGACCATGCTTGATGCTCGAAGTCCCGTTTCATTCGCCGATGACGTTCTGGATTCCAGCACAGCACAGGCGCTCATCGACTGGCTGCAACACCTGCAGTACCGCTACTACCGCATCACCAACAAAAACGAACCGGAGCCTTTTCCGATTTGGCACCGCGAGTTGTTGGGTCGTGACTGGCCCATCAACCAGGCCTCTGACTACAGCTGTACGCCGCTGTTTTTGCAGGAGCAAGGCAGCGTGTTGTCGCAAGTCTGGAAGCAATGCATGCAAACGCTACAACTGCCACTCATGACCCAGTGCCACGGCGTTTATGCCAACGCCAACACACATGGCAACGAAGGCAATGTCCACATCGACAGCCAACACCCGCTGGACAGAACCCTTTTGATTTATGGCGTGCGGCACTGGCAAGCCGGATGGGGTGGAGAGACTGTGTTCTATGACCAGGACGACCGCTTAATGGGCTCGGTCATGCCGGCACCGGCCCGGGTGGTGTTCTTTGCTGGTCACATTCGTCATGGCGTCAATCCGATCTCGCGCGCTTGCCGAGATCTGCGTCCAGTCCTGGTGTTCAAAACGCGGCTGCAGGAGCCGCAAAAGGCCATGCCATGAAATTCCAAATTCACGCTTTGCGACAAGATGGTCAAAACGTCTTGTTGCACTATGACAACCAGTTGTCTGTACTGACTTGGCATGACGGTACGCCGGTAGTGCCTGTTCAGCCTGCAACGTTTCGCGACGCCACGGTGGTATCGGTTAATCAGCCTGGCCGCAAAGAAAATGTCCGTGTCCTCAAGATCAGCCTGGGTCTGTCGTGCAATTACGAGTGCAGCTATTGCAACCAGCGCTTTGTGCCGCATCCGGATGCGAGCCATCCGGACGACATCGAACCTTTCATCAGTCAACTGACCGATGCCCTGATCGAGTCGCCTGATCGGATCGAGTTTTGGGGTGGAGAGCCCTTGGTGTACTGGAAGACGCTCAAGCCGCTGGCCGAGCGCCTGCGCGGGCTGTACCCAAACGCCCAGTTCAGCGTCATCACCAACGGCAGCTTGCTCGATGCGCAAAAGAACGAGTGGCTCGATAGGATGGGATTTTCTGTGGGCCTGTCACACGACGGTCCGGGCCAGTCCACCAGAGGCCCTGATCCGCTCGACAATCCTGAAAAATGCGCTGCCATGATGGATCTGTATGCCCGACTGCATCCCCAGGGTCGCATCAGCATCAATGCCATGGTCCATGCGGGCAACCAGAGCAGGGCACAGATACAGACTTGGTTGCAGCAGCGCTTTGGGCTGGATGTGAACATCGGGGAGGGGGCTTTCATTGACCCCTACGACGAAGGTGGCTTGGCCGCAACGCTGCAAACTCCCTGTGACCATTTGCAGTTCCGGGCATTGGCCTACAAAGAGCTGCGTCAGGGCTTGGCTTCGCGCATGTCGGTTGCGCAGCAGCGCATCATGGATTTCGTGCAGTCCATTCGCACAGCACGCCCGGCCTCAGCCTTGGGGCAGAAGTGCGACATGGACAAAGCGAGCAACCTGGCCGTAGACCTGCATGGCAATGTGCTCACCTGCCAAAACGTGAGCGCTGCGGCTATCGCGCCCAACGGCCAACCCCATCAGATTGGACATGTGTCCAACTTGCAAGCAGTCAAGATGCGCAGCGCCACCCATTGGAGCCACAGGCCCGACTGCTCCAGTTGTCCGGTCCTGCAAATCTGCAAAGGCTCGTGCATGTTCTTGCAAGGACCACTCTGGGACGCGGGGTGCGACGCTGCCTATTCGGACAACGTGCCGTTCTTGGCCGCTGCCATCGAATACCTGACCGGTTGCATTCCGTACTACATCGACGGTGACTTCAGACAGGACCGCAAAGACGTCTTTGGGCAGGTGCACGGCGTGCCTGAGCAGCGCACCAGCCGCGTGATACCAATCTTGGTGCACGACACGTCAGTCGCAGCCTGATTCAACACACATTCAACTCAACATCCGCCCGCCTGGCTCCGGTCAGTGCGGGTTTTTTACTTTGGAGATTTTTATGCCCGAACCGACAAGCTCTGGCGTTGCAGGCGCGGCTGTTGCCTACAAGGCCTTTGGGGGCACTGCTGCGGCGGTGGCCAGTGGAGCCACGCTGGCTGCCGTGGTGGTCATGCTCATGACGCCCCCGCGCGACAAACGCGAATGGGCCGTCGGGCTCATCAGCACGGTGGTCTCCAGCATTGGTGGCGGGGCTATCACTGTGGAGCATTTCCAACTGCACCATTGGGCGTTCTCTACCGTGGGCCTGTGTGCTCTGGGCGGGCTCATGTTCGCCTGTGGCCTGCCTGGCTGGGCCATGGTGCGTTGGGTGTTCAACTTCATCGGCCAGCGCCGCGACACCTCCATCGACCAGGTGGCCAAGGACGTGAAGGAGATGCTGTGAAACCGCAAGACTTCATCGCGCTCATTGGTCCTGCGGCACAAGCCAGTCGCTTGCAAACAGGCATCCCGGCCAGCTTTGTGGTGGCACAAGCCGCGCTGGAATCCGGCTGGGGCGAGTCGGGCCTGGCCATTCGGGCCAAAAACCTCTTTGGCATCAAGGTCGACCGCAGCTGGACGGGCCAGCGCATCACGCTCCAGACCCGGGAGTTTCTGAACAAGCAGTGGGTGGTGATCCCGGCCGACTGGCGTGCCTACCCCGACTGGCAGACCTGCTTGGTGGACCATGGTCAGTTTCTGCGCCGCAATAAACGCTATGCCGCCTGCTTTGTCTGCACCACGGGCAAAACATTTGCACAAGCTGTGGCCAAGGCCGGCTATGCCACCGATCCGCGCTATGCCGACAAGTTAATCGCCATGATCGACAAATACCAGCTCGAAGCGCTGGACCTGCCGCTAAAACTATCACCGGAGGCCGCATGAGTGCGTGGCTCATCCCCTGGTTCGGCTCCTTATCCCTGCGATGGATCGTCTCAAGCCTGGTGGCTGCGGGCCTGTTTTGGGCCGGCCACCGGCTGGGGCAGCAGGGCGTTCAGCAGGCGTGGGATGCCGAGCGCATGCAACAAAAAGCCGCCGCCTTACAGCAGTCCCTGCAAGTCGCCCAAGTCCAAAACCGGCAACAACAGATCAACCAACACATCACCACCGACCATGACATCCAGAAAACCCAACTCCAACGCCTGTGGCCGACCCAAATGGCATCCAGCATTCAGAAGCATGCGTCGTCCATATCTGCCCCGCTTGTGGATGCTGATCAGTGCATTGACGCTCACCGCCTGCGTAAGCCTGCCACCATCACCCACGGTCCAGGCCCCGTGCCCGCCCATGCCGAGCCTGCCGCCGGTGTTGATGCAGCCGCCTCCGACGCTGTACCTGATCCCGCCAGGGCTCAGATTTCAGTGACTTGTGAACAACTGGCCAGCGACGCCGCGCAGGCCACGCTCATGGTCTTGTCATTCCAGCGCTGGTACGCCGAGCAGACCAAAACCCTAGAAGAGAGCCGTTAGCCACAGTCCCCAAAATCCTCGCTTCATTCGCTTGACTTGTGTGCCCGCCAGAGCGTTCATGCTGGCATGACACCTAAAACAAGCGATGTATGACCCCCAGGTTGCTCACCACGCAAGAGGCGGCTGAACGCCTGGGCCTCACACCCGGCAGCCTTCAAAAGCTGCGCTGGCAAGATGATGGCCTGCCCATCTTCCAGCAAGGTCTCGATGTCCATTACCGCCTCGAAGATCTCGAAGCCTTCGAGCAACGCGAAGTACGAAACCTCCTCAAGCAAGTGCTGCAGCATGAACGGCCCCTGCCGCTCATCCGATCTATAGCCCGATCGCTCGACCTGTCGGTCAACACCCAAGGCCTTGAATCTGATCCCACGGTCTTCAAGCCAGCGGTGCGCGAAGACCTCAAGCCTGCGCCCAAGGTCAAGGCACCTGTGCCCATGGCCGGATCCAAGCCTGAGTTCCTGGCGCAAACCAAGCCACCCCAAGACCTCAGCCTGCCGCCGAACCACGCTTGGTATCTGGTCCACACCAAGGCCCGCCAAGAAGACACGGCCATCACCAACCTCCAGCGGCAGAACTTCCGCTGTTACATGCCCATGCTTTACGTGGAGAAGGTCCGCCGGGGCAAGCCTGTGGTGGTGGCCGAGCCCATGTTCCCCAGCTACGTGTTCGTCCAGCTCGACACCAGCGAAAACATCAAAGGCCAAAGTTGGTCGCCCATTCGCTCCACCTTGGGCGTGAGGGATCTCGTCAAGTTTGGTGGTCACCCCGCCAAGGTCGATGTCGATCTGATCACGACCCTTCACGAGCGTGAGCAACTGCAGCAGTCCAACCCTCAGGCCCTCTTTGCCGCAGGCGATAAGGTCGTCATCACCGATGGGCCGTTCGCGGGCATCGAGGCTATTTACCAAACAGCGGACGCCGAGCAGCGCTCCATGATCTTGCTGTCCATGCTCAACAAGCCTGTGGCCATGCGCATTGAGCCGGGCAAGTTGCGTAAA